AAGGTTGCTGAACTCTGGTATAAGGGACATACTAAGGCTGATATAGTTCTTTCAACAGGTATCCCTGCAAAAGAGGTTTCTTTCTACCTGAAGCTCATCAAGGAGCATCTAACCCCGAGGGCGGTCAAGGTTCTCGAATACCGCAAGAATAAATGTCTAGGAAAGGTATGCCTTGTCCAAAAGAAGGCTTGGGAGATAGTGGATGAAGCTGAGAAGATAAGCGATAGAATATCCGCACTGCGGCTTTTAACCTTCGCAGGAGCTGGAAGCCAAGATAGAGGGCGTTACACAGGAGAAGCTGGTTGTTGGGCCGGAGAAGGCTGCCACAGAGTTATTGCGTGACCTCAGAGAGCTTGAGAAGAAAGTAACTATCGATAAGAGTAATGGGGAAGGACAGAAGCCGGTGGAAGAAACTGTGCCACCTGCCTTCTTGAACGAGTGATATGCCAAGCAAGGAGACGATAGACAGGATTATCAAGGGTATTGGTCTTGAGCTATTTCCGGAGCAACTGGAGATACTGAATGACCCTCACCGTGTCATCCAGATTAAGGGTGGGTGGAGAGCAAGTAAGAGCACCGTTAGTGCCCTTTATCTCCTTACCCGATATTGGCTGGGTGATTACTACGCTATAATCGGCGCCGACTATGAGTTGTGCCGTCCTGAGTTTGGCTATCTGGTGGAGTGGGGGTACAAACTGGGCATTGTCCGGGAGTGCCACTTCCCCAGTAAAGACCAGTGTATGTTGAAGCTGTCGAGGGGCGAGGGGGCGTCACCGGCTATCATCGAAACCAAGTCAGCCAAGTATCCTGAAAGGATAGCAGGCAAGGCTTATGATGGGGCATTGCTGGTTGAGGCTGCCCAGATGTCGAGTGAAATCTTTGACATCACTCAGGGCAGGCTGGTTGAACGGGACGGGTGGATGGTTATGTCAGGGACACTGGAGGTTCTTGGCGACTGGTATGTTGACAAGGCGAGGGAATATGCACTGCCTGATAATGCGGATGGCGGTGTTTCGTATTCCTTGCCGTCCTGGGCTAATAAAAGAATCTTTCCCGGCGGCAGAAACGACCCAAAGCTACTTCAGCAGGAAGCCAGTTTGGGTAAAGACGACTTCCTCATGAGGTATGCCGGGGAGATTGTTCGACCGGTCTATATCGGCGTTGACCCTGGCTATTACCCGAGTGCCTATGCAGTGATGTTCGTTCAGTATGTGAACGATGAGGTCTATGTTATTGACGAGGTTTACCAGCAAGATTTAATTACTGAGCAAATCCTGACCATAGTCGAGCACAAGCCGTTCTATGATAAGATTGAGGACGGGGCTATTGACAGGGCTGCCAAGCAGAGGGGCGAAAAGCCGGTACACAAACAGTGGCTAAAGACCACGGGGCTTAACCTGCATACCACCTACTTCCAGGATGTAACCGAGGGCGTAGACAGGCTAAAGTCTTTCTTCATTCCTGACCCGGTGCATGGCAATGTCCGAATCCATATTAATAGGACGTGCAAAGGGCTAATCAGTGAGCTTGGCGGGTGTAAGTCTCCCTTCGCTGACGAAGGCAGAGGGTCTTGGAGGCTCAAACCTAGCGGAAAGCCAAGCGAGAAGAATTGCGATGCGATAAAGGCATTGATTTATGAAGTCGTCAGGATGTATGGGCTGGCTCCGAGAAGAAGGGGGGCAGCTGTATCTTACCCCAAAGAGGTGACGGTCTAGGAGGGCTTATGATAAAGCTAGGTGAAATAAAATATGCCCATGAAGTCGGCTATAAAGGCTATGAAAAGATGGTATGGCATGCTTGTGTAGATTGTGGCAAACAAAGGTGGGTTCCATTAAGAGCTGTTAAACCATCTGGGCTAACATGCCAATCTTGTGCTAGGAAAAGAGTGGCTGCCCGATTGGGCAATCGGATATATCGTCGTTGTCAAGATAACCCCAATTGGAAAGGTGGGCGAATGAAAGATGCCAGGGGTTATATAAAGATAAGTCTTCACCCAAATGACTTCTTTTATCCGATGGTAAATAGAAGCCGTTATGTCATGGAGCATCGCCTTGTAATGGCCAAGCATCTTGGAAGATGCCTACACAGATGGGAAATAGTGCACCACAAAAACCATATCAAGGATGATAATAGGATAGAGAACCTTCAGCTTGTAAGCGAGGACAGGCACCTTCAAATCACTTTACTGGAACGAAGGATTAGCCGATTGGAGACTAAGGTTGAAGGGCAAGGTAAACTAATCAAGCTGCTTCAATGGCAACTTAAACAGGAGGTGACAAAATTATAAATTCCGTAGCAGAATTAAAGAATCAGGTGAGTGCGAATAACCAGAAGTATGGCAGAAGCGGACCGTGGATTAACCGCTTCCGTAAGCTGAGAGCGATGCAAAAAACGGCACAAACCTTTTATGACATGACCTACCAGCTAAAGATTTATGGGGACTATCAGGTTACAAAATTGCCTACCGGAAGAGACCTGGTTGAAACGCTTGTCGCTCACCTGCCTCTTAATAACCCTATTGTTGAAGTTATCCCGTTTAAGGATACCGCAGTGTACCGTGAGAAGGCGGTTAAGCAGCAAGACTTCTTTCAGGCAATGCTCCAGCACTCAATGCAGCAATCAGACCCAGCGCTTCTCTATGCCGCTAAGGATATTGGCTTGAGGGGCGAGGCGTTTCTGAAAGGCGTTTATGACGAAGGTGTAATGTCGGCAATGCCTGAGAGGAAAAAGGGTGAGAGCGACGAGGACTATGCTGATAGGAAGCAAGCCTACCTGATTAACAGGATGCCGTTGATATTAACCTGCCCCGACCCTCAGAATTGCTATCCGTCAAGAGACCATATCGACTGCCATCCTGTAGAGATGATTGAGGTCTATCCTACCTATGCCGGTATCGTTAAGGCTCTGTTTCCTAAATGGAAGACTGCCAAAAAGGGTAACGATATTGTCATTATGGTTGAATACTGGAACCCGGAGAAATTCTGCTATCTCGCTGACGGCACTCCAGCTACTGAGGGTGACAATGGTTTTGAGGACAATATATATGGATTAACTCCTTATACCCATGTCTATTCAGGGATGGGAGCCAGGGACGTTGATAACACACCTGAGAGCAAGGCAGTCAATATCATATTTGAGGCTCAGGAGTTAATCAAACAGCAATGCCGCCTGTATGGTTATATGGATAAGGCCACTGCCTTTGCCGCAACCCCGATAATCTCTACTGATAAAGAGCAGGCGGACTATGAAGGTGTTGGACTGAAAGTAACACCAGGCATGGTGCTCTATGGTGGTGAGAAGGTAAGTGTTGACTGGGCAGCAGCCAACCTGCCTGCTGGTATCTTACAAGCCATAATGATGAATGAATCCAGGATTAACCGCATACAGCCTGGCGTCTTGAGGGGTCAGGCTCCGAGTGGTGTAGAGCATGGCTACCCTATGGCATTGATGATAGGGGAAGCCAGATTGGAATTTGGTACAGCGTTAGAAAATTTGAAGGTACTCTTTGCCAGGGCGCTTGACCAGATGAGGGTTTTAATCCGTGATGTGGCTGAGGAGGATATTCCTATTTGGGGCAAAGATAATGCATTAACCCTCTCCAAGAAAGATTGTGAGGGTGCGTTCAGGACAAAGGTAGAGTTCGATTCCAGTACGCCTGAATCCAGGGCTGAAAGAGCCTTGACGGGTCAGAGATTAAGGCAGGGCGGCAGTATATCACTTTACACTGAGTTGAAGGTCTGGCAGGGGAATAAGAACCCTGAAAAGGAAATAAACCGCATAATGGCTGAGTCTATTTTGAAGCATCCTGCCGTTCAGAGACCGATTGCGGTCGAAGCTGTCAGGGAGATAAAGGGCGAGCAGGTGGCTATGCTGGTGGAACAGGCAATGACGGAGGGTGAAGCTGGTGCGGTGCGGAAAGCTGGGTCAACGGGTATCCCCATGGGTGGCAGACCTGAAGCAGAGATGCCCGAAGATGTTTTGGCTGGGGCTTTAACCAAAAGAGGCAAGGCTCGTAGAGGAGAACCTACGGAGGGGTCATAATGCAGACAGTGGAAGAGCAAAACCGTGAACTCACCGAGATGGTTAAAGGGCTTATGGATGGGGCTACGAAGGAGATGGCAACCATGCTACCTACCTTTGATTTGTCAGCACCTATAAGCGATACGAAGGTAAAACAGGCTATCCTTGATTTAACGCCTGCTGGTATGGGGAAGCTAATACAGCAGTTCGGGCAGAAGGAAGTTATGGACTTTATTAACGAATTTTCCCAAAAGCGACATTGGTAAGGGGGTGATATTTTGCCTAATGGAAGACAACCAGTTTGGGGCGGAGTCGCTCCGCTTGGAGGTTATAGGGGTTGGGGTTTACCAAGGGGTGGTACTATGCCAAATGGAAGAGTGCCTGTTTGGGGTGGGACTGCTCCGCTTGGAGGTTGGAATATCCCGCCATTTACAGGTGCGCCAAGATTCGGTGCTCCTGTAGTGGGGGACCCTGCTGAAAGGGCAAGGGCGGAATATAATAAAGCCCTGGCTGAGATGATGGAGAGAGGCGGGGTATTTGGTGAAATGCCCACACCAGGAGAAGCTGAGGCGGTTAGGACAGCGCGAACAGCAATGGAGTCCTGGTATCGGCGTCCAGAGTTCGGCGCTCCTGGGCTACCACCTGAAGTCGTTGAACCTGCAATGCGGGATATACCTTGGGGAAGAGGTCGGGAGCTTGGGCTGGAGGCATTGGCAGACTGGCAAGCGGAAATGGAGGCTGGTACAGCATTGGCAGGAATGGAGGAGGCGACACGGGCAGAAGCAACTGGACGGTTTGAGGACTTGGCCAGTGGATGGGAGGGAACTCCACCTCATTCTATCCCTCCAGGCTTTGAAGGTGTGGGGGAAGAAGGTCAAAGGGCATGGCTTAAAAATAA